AAGATACAAAGAATAGGCAGAATTCAACAGATGACCTAGATCCACTTGATAAGCAGCACTATGAATTGGAGATGCGGAGGCATTTTGATGATGCGATGAAGTTATATAAGAGAATGCTAGAGAATGGAGTTGCAAAGGAATCTGCTAGATTTGTGCTCCCACTTGCAACACCAACACGATTGTATATGACTGGTTCGTGCCGTTCTTGGGTTCACTACATTGATTTGAGATCTGCACACGGTACACAGAAAGAGCATATGGACATTGCAAATGCCTGTAGAGCAATTTTTGTTGAACAGTTCCCTGCAGTCTCAGAAGCCCTTGAGTGGGTCTAAATACCTTTATATAATTTAATAATCATGCCTACATATCCTGTTAAACATAAAGAAACTGGTGATACCAAAGAAATGATCATGTCTATGAAAGAATATGATCAGTGGAGAAAAGACAATCCTGAATGGGATAAAGATTGGTCTAAAGGTGTTGCTGGTGTTGGAGAAGTTGGAGAGTGGAAAGATAAATTAAGAAAAAGCAATCCAGGATGGAATGAAGTACTTCAACGGGCAGGGAAAATGCCTGGTGCAAATGTGAAGAAAATTTGATGGCGAAAAGAAAAACTAATGGTGAGCACCCTATAGGGGTAGGACTCACTGCACGACAAATGAAAAGAAAAAAACCAGTAAATAATGATTATTTTGTTGATATAGGACCTATCACTGATAATCAAAAAGTATTATTTGATTCTTATTCAGAGGGTAAAAATATTATTGCCTATGGTGCCGCTGGAACAGGAAAAACTTTTATTACACTGTACAACGCACTTAAAGAAGTTTTAAATGAAGAAACTCCTTACGAAACGGTATATCTTGTTAGGTCTCTTATTGCTACTAGGGAAATTGGGTTTCTTCCTGGTGATCATGAAGACAAGTCCTCACTTTATCAAATACCTTACAAACATATGGTGAAATATATGTTTCAGATGTCTTCTGATGCAGACTTTGAAATGTTGTATGGTAATTTAAAAGCACAAGAAACAATTAAGTTTTGGAGTACCTCATTTTTAAGAGGAACTACACTTGATAATGCTATTGTTATCGTTGATGAATTTCAGAACTTGAATTTTCACGAACTTGATAGTATAATAACCAGAGTAGGACAGAACAGTAAAATCTTCTTCTGTGGAGATGCTACTCAGACTGACTTACAGAAAACAAACGAGCGAAATGGAATTGTTGACTTTATGAAAATAATTCGCTCTATGCCTTCCTTTGATTTAATTGAATTTGGTATAGAAGATATCGTTCGTTCTGGACTTGTTAAAGAGTACCTTATTGCTAAACTTGAATCTGGTATGTAATGTTTAATCATGTTGATTTGAATCTAGTGCCTCTTGAAAGAGAGCATATTGATGGTGTTCGTTATTATAAAGTTCCAGATGAAGAAGAACTTATTAAGATGGTCTCTATTACTTCGGTAACGAGTCATTTTAATAAGGAAATCTTTATTAACTGGAGGAAGAAAGTTGGTAATGAGGAAGCAGATAAGATCACGAAGGCTGCAACCAAACGTGGTACTGATATGCATACTCTTACAGAATATTATTTGAAGAATGATGATCTTCCAGATGTTCCTCCTATTTCTGAGTTCTTATTTAAGATTGCGAAATCTAAACTAAATCTTATAAATAATATATACGCCCTTGAAGGGCCACTGTATAGTAAACAATTAGGTATTGCTGGAACAGTTGATTGTATTGCAGAATATAACGACGAGTTAGCGATAATAGATTTTAAGACATCTAAAAAACCTAAACCACGGGAGTGGATAGAACATTATTTTGTTCAGGCAATGGCATACGGCTGTATGTTATATGAATTAACAGGAATTTCTGTTAAAAAATTAGTCATTATTATGGCTTGTGAAAATGGAGAGTGTGTTGTTTATGAAGAATACGACAAAGCAAAATACATCAAACTTCTTGGTGAGTACATTAGAAAGTTTGTTGGAGATAAATTGGAAATCTATGGAACCTAACAAAGAACTAGAAAAGGCAATAGAGAATAAGTTTCTAACTCCTTCAAAATTCGCTATTGAAATAGAGAAGATTGTAGCAGAAGAGGATCTTAATTACATTGATGCTATCGTCCACTATTGCGATACTAACAGTCTTGAGGTAGAATCAGTAACGAAACTTATTTCTAAACCTTTGAAGGAACGATTAAAGTGGGATGCTATTCGTCTCAATTTTATGAAGAAAACTTCAAGGGCAAAACTTCCTATTTAATGAAAGTGACTCCATTTGAGACTTATCAATCTTATCTCTCAATGAAAAGTCATTTTACTAATCCTAAGTATGACTTTTTTAAGTACGGAGGTAAGTCTCGTGCTACAGTAACTTCCTTCAATAAGAGGAAGGATAAGTACTGGTTTGAAAAAACTTCACGGAAATATTCCGATGAAGAAGTGCTAAACTTTCTTTTAGCAAATTTCGTAAACGCTAACAACCCACAAAACCTATGGATCGGAGAGATAATCAACAGTGGCGAAAGAACCTACGCAGAGTGGATGAAACGCAAACAGAGTATGACCTATATTTTCAAGGAGCAATCGGAGAACTTACTCTCAGAGACAGACTTAGAAGAGCTGTTCAATTGCTCGAAGGGACACCCATTAGTCCTAAAAAGATATCTGGGTGGAGAGATCTCGCTAGAAACGCTTACGATACTGGAAAAAGTCTTTTCTTTCGTAAAAAATTTTGATAAGAAATTAAAAGATCCAGTGTGGGAATCCGTAAGTCTTAAAATTAAGAAGTACAGTCCCTTCATAAATATTAATGTATTCCAATATAAAAAACTCTTAAAGGAGGTAGTGAAAAATGGCTCTTGAAAATGCACAAGTTCTAGAAAATTTGAGGCAACAACTAAACGAAGTGACGACTCAGATCAATACGTTGACTGATACTCGTTTAAAACTTTTAGGTGCTGTTGATGTTTTAGAACAAATTGAAGATAGTAAGAAAGAGGATGTTCCACCAGAACCTGTTGAGGAGGTTGTTGAACCATCTCCACTAGAAGAAGTCTTGGAGGGATGATGTCTGAATTCTTTAAATCTGAAATCGTTCGGGAAGAACTGGACGAAATTCATAGAATGCAAGAAGAAATTTATGGCAAGATGATGAATCTTGGTGGATTGTCCCGTGAGGAACGTATCGACCATATTGACAAATTGAAAACTTTATTAGAAAAGCAGAAGATTATGTATACGAGATTATCTTTATCAGATGATCCTCAAGCCATTAAATTGTTAGAACAATTAAGACAGTCAGTTCAATTGATGGGATTCCCACCAGGAACAGATCTTAAAGTCTTATTTGATGGTATGAAGAATACAATTGAAGCAATGAAAAATCAGGTTGACTGATTGATCAATCTTTGTTATAATCCTATTAAATCCAACGAATCCAATTTATCCGAGGTATCCAAATGTCTTTCGCAGACTTAAAAAAGCAATCTAAGCTTGGCTCTCTTACCCAAAAACTGGTAAAAGAAGTCGAAAAAATGAACAACACAGGCGGTAATAATGATGACCGTCTATGGAAACTAGATGTAGATAAAGGCGGTAATGGATATGCCGTCATCCGTTTCCTACCTGCTCCCGAAGGTGAGGATCTACCTTTCGTAAAACTATACTCCCATGCCTTTCAAGGTCCTGGTGGATGGTATATCGAAAATTCTCTGACTACTTTAGGTCAGAAGGATCCAGTTTCAGAGTATAATACTACTTTATGGAACAATGGTACTGATGCTGGTAAGGAAACAGCACGTAAGCAGAAGCGTAAACTGACTTATGTTGCCAACATTTATGTTGTAAAAGATCCAACAAATCCTGAGAATGAAGGTGGAGTATTCTTGTTCAAATTTGGCAAGAAAATCTTTGATAAGATTACAGCAGCAATGCAACCTGAATTTGAGGATGAGGAAGCAATCGATCCATTCGATTTCTGGCAAGGTGCTAACTTCAAGTTGAAAGCAAAGAATGTAGCAGGTTATAGGAACTATGATAGTTCTGAATTTGCTGCTCCTAGTGCTCTTCTAAAAGATGATGAAGCATTAGAAGGACTCTGGAAGAAAGAAAATTCTCTTGAAGAGTTTGTTGCTGCCGATCAGTTTAAATCTTATGATGAACTGAAGAAGCGTCTTGAGTATGTTCTTGGCAACAAGGCACGTCCTGTGGTTGCTGATGAATCTTTTGAAGATGAAAGTGAAGGTCGTGGTTCAGCAGAAGAACTTGTTACCGCTGCTGCATCAGTAACATCCAGATCAGTAGCAGTTGATGATGAAGATGATACATTATCATACTTCTCTAAACTAGCAGAAGACTAGGCTCTGAGTGCTGGTAAGTCCTAGAAGAAAGACCCCTTTAAGGGGTCTTTTTTATGGCATTGTGACTGCTAGATTTTCTGTTTTTATTATTCTTTCATTCATATATTGAGATGATTTATCATATACCATAATATCTCTCATATCATTAATGAATTGTTGTAGATATTCTTGTCGCAGTAAGTATATACTTCTTTTTTCTTCATTTAAACGAGACTCATGGTCATAGTTACTAACACCAGTAACAGGATTTAAGGTGGCAGTTGGTTCTCCTGGTTTAGGTATTGTGAAGTTACTGTCAACTACCTTACCTTTTGGAAGAATCAAACGTTTGTTAGCATCTTTAACTTCTGTTGTTTCATAATATCTAATAGCATTTAATTCAGTTCCATACTTGTTTGATGCATACTCATAAAGATCTTTATTACTCAGGGGCCATTCATTTCTAATGTTAATAATACCAGCAGTAATTATTACAACCCAATCAAGTTCTGAACTACCATAGATTTCATCTGCTACAAGTTCTGGTCGATATCCTTCTGGTATTTCATACTTATCAAACACTGTGAATGTGCTCTGAAGATCATCTCTTAATTTGACCCTACGGAAAATATTCTTTACTTCAAGGTAATCTAATGAAGAATTCTTATCCTTAAGAAATGAAGGATATTGTAAATTTGGTAGTTCTCTAAAATATCCCATCTTAATAACCTATTGCTGATACACCTGGACCATTATCATAATCATAATCGTAAATTGGAACAAGTTCTTGGAAGTCTAGATCTAAGGTCATTGATACTGGTGTTGTATCATCATATGTTGCATACACAGCATCGGGAGTGTAATTAACAGCACAGTTAGTAAGAAAACATTGCTTAAATTTATTTAAAAATGTATGATCTCGTGATCCTGTTCTATAGCGTAACTCAAACACATTTGGAGTCTTTAGGAACCAGTTACCACTATTACTTGATCCAAATACTTTAGGTGCCATATTTCTCTTGAATGCTCTTAGAATCAATAAAACTTGTTCTGATTCTTCATGACTTCTAGGTGTTATTTTATATTTAAATCTGAATGATCTTAATTTAGGACCTTTGAAGAGAAGTTCCATATTTGGATTGAAGATTTCTCCCCTTGATCTGGCTATTAGGTCATTTGCTGTAACATTATTACCAAATACACTAACTCCCATTGCGGCTAACTGGGCAAGAAATACTTCTTGACC